GAAACTCATAACTCATTCTTCTGCCCATCAGCTCACCTCATCTCCGGAAACGACCTTTAAAGTCATTGTGCAGCGGGGAAGGAGTCGTCGTGCGTAAGCTGTCGCACGACTACTTTCCCCCGCAATGACACCGCAGGTGGAAATGGAAATATATTATCCCCGTAGGGGTAGTGGTCATTTCCACCCTCATTTCCCCCGGAAATCACCATGGTCATTTCCGTTCATTTCCATTTCCATCTTCATCTTTCCTGCGTACGACTCCGTTCTCATAGTAGAAGCTGTCACTTTTCTTGATACGGTCCTTCACGCCTTTTTCCGTCATTCCGTTCCAGTATTCAGCAAGGTCCTTTATCGTGACCTCGCCATCGATCGACAGGGATGCGTACGCTATCTCCAGATCCGAATTGATCTTGTCCCGACCTGTCTTCGCATTTTTCTTCCGCTTCTCCGCAGCCTTCTGCCATTGCGGCTTTTCTGCGTCCGGCTGGATATCTCCCAGTACCCCGGAATCATCCATTTCATGGACTGGATACCTAAACCAGATATTGACCGGATCAAAGCTCGGAAACTCTCTCAAAGTACCTTCAATGCGCCACGCAGAAGCTTGTCTGACCTGCTTTTTCGCCGCTTCCAGAAGTGGTTTCAAGGACGCAAACTGCCTCCTACTTAACTTGTTTTCACAGTAATTCTGCATCTGAAAACTGCTCAGCAGATCATCCTGCGACAGGTCATCTTCCCAGTCTATTTTTACATCATCCAGATACTGTCTGCAGACTGCACATACTGCTTTATTCTCTTCCTGTTTTACCAATTCTTCATTGACTTCCAGCTGGATCAGATCCAGTAAAGCATCCGGATCTCGGGCAAAAACACCTGATCCGCTGGCACGATCCATCGAACGTTTTCCGCCCTGCGCACCCTTGCTGTGATGATGGCAATAGATCACTGCAGTGCCTAATTCCGTACAGATCTTATCGAACTGGTTGCAGAATGCAGCCATCTGATCCGCACTGTTCTCATCACCTGTCAGTACCTTATAGATCGGGTCTATGATGACCGCTATGTATCCTTTTTTTAATGCCCTGCGGATCAGTTTTGGGGCCAGCTTATCCATCGGTGCCGACTTTCCACGCAGGTTCCAGATATCGATATTTCCGAGATTTTTCGGCTGCACGTTCATGCCCTGATACACATCCTTGAAACGGTGCAGACAACTCGCGCGGTCCAGCTCCAGATTCACATACAGGACTTTCCCCTTCGCACACGGCCATTTCAGCCACTTTACGCCCTCTGCGATCGCAATGCACATCTCTATCTGAAGGAATGATTTGCCGGCTTTTGACGGTCCTGCAAGCAGCATCTTATGTCCCTGCCTCAATACCCCATCTATCAGACACGGGGACAGCTCCGGCAGGTTATCCCAGATTCCTTCCAGCCCTTCCGGCTCCGGAAGATCATCGGTTATGCTCTCGATCCATTCATACCATTCATCCCATGATTGTTTTCCGATATTTGTTGCAACAAGGAACTGTTTCTTATCCCCACGTACAACGCCTGGCATTCTTGACAGTCTGGACGGGTTACGGTTCTGTTTATCGACTTTCAGTCCGTTCTTTTCGCATATCTTATAAAGGTAATCGACGCGGTTACGATATTCTTGAACATTCACTGCATCTACACGCACGACAGCGTGTAAGCTCTTGCCTCCACTATGGACTAGACATGCTACTGGCAGTTCCAGTTCTCTGATGACAGCGTTCTGTTTATCGATCTCCATATCGTCCGATTCCACTAATGCATAGCGTAAATCCGTTACATTGTCGTTCTTTATCCCTTTTCCATCCAGCGGGTTGAACCGGATCCATGCTCCGACATCCCTGCTGTAATCCCCTATTGCAAATTCAATCTCATCATATTTGTTCAGTTCCTGGATCAGCTGTCCGGCAGTCTTGTTCCAGACACCTTTTGACGGCATATGCTTCCCATCTTTTTCAAAGGAGTGTGTGACATACCCGACATTTTCAGACGGGTCAAACAGTGTTTCCAGATATGTGATCAGTTCTTTCTTCTGATCCCATGCTTCCGGTTCTGCTACCTCCCTGCCTTCGATCCAGTTCTTGTCAAGGATCACCTGACTGTCCGATTCCCATGCGATCGTATCATCCCAGTCCAGTTCATGGCCGCGTTCCGGAACCCATCCCTGATCCAGTGCCATCTGATAGATAGTCCCACCGGTCACAGGAGTACTCGATCCATTAAACGTATTCCATTTCCGGAAGCATTCGCCTCTATGGTATCGCCCTGCATCCCTGCTGCTCCACTCTTCCCAGTCACGGGCGCTGTATCCTTCCTGCTTTAATGCCATCCCGACATTGACCCATCCCTGATAATCCAACGCCCCCGGATCAACATGTGATAAGACCTCTAAAAGATTTATTTTCTGCTCCATTTATCTCTCACCTCTGCGGGACGTACTCCTGCGGCACGACTCCTGCCGGCACTCTCCATCCATTGGCTGCGATGCGGTCGATCATACGGCGCGCTTCATCAAACTGCCACGTCCCGACATGCTGGAATCCCCTGCCCTCCAGAAAACGGATCTGTTTTGGAGTTGTCAGTCCCTCCTGCTTGCGCTTGTCAAGACGGTCCAGGATCTTCGCAGCCTTTCCTGCATTATCGATCTGATCCGGAAGGATGCCCAGCTTCTCCAGAGTAGCTTTCTGCTTGTCAGACGGCGGTGCCATCTCCCACCCGAATGCTGGTACATAGCCGGACAGATCTTCTGCCTGGATGCTCATCTCAAACTGCAGCGGATCCACCAGCTTCTGCTTACGGCTGCGCATCTCTTTCAGCTGCTTTGCAAGAGCTTCTTCACGCTGTGCGATCACATCCTCTGCTGCCTGATGCTCTGCTTCCTCGATATCTACAGGACAGCCCGCCTCTTCGATATTCTTTGTCATCTGCTTTGCCACTTCCTCATCCTGACAGATCAGGCTTGCCGGATGGCATAACTCATGGCGCTCTGTGTGCCACAGAAAATCCAGAAGCAGCAGTTCCTTCTTTCCCGGATGCAGTCTTGTGCCTCGTCCCACCATCTGGCTGTACAGGCTGCGCACCTTTGTCGGGCGGAGCACGATCACACAGTCAACACTTGGACAGTCCCAGCCTTCTGTCAGCAGCATGGAGTTGCAGAGTACGTTATATTTATCTTTATCAAAATCCTCCAGCACTTCCGCACGATTCTTGCTCTCCCCGTTCACCTCTGCGGCACGGAATCCGTTTTCATTCAGGATCTCACAGAACTTTTTGCTGGTGGCTACAAGCGGCAGGAACACCACGGTCTTCCTGCCGGCACAATGTTTCTTCATCTCATCCGCAATCTGATACAGATACGGTTCCAGTACATCTCCAAGATCACTGGCCTTAAAATCACCTGACTGGATGCTCACACCGCTCAAGTCCAGCTTCAGCGGAATGGTCAGCGCCTTGATCGGTGACAGATATCCTTCTTTTATTGCTTTTGGCAGTGTATATTCATATGCCAGGCTTTCAAAGAACTCTCCCAGATTGCGCATATCTCCCCTGTCAGGCGTTGCGGTCACTCCCAGTACATTTGCATCCGGGAAATGCTGCAGAACCCTCTGATAACTGTCTGACAGACAGTGATGCGCTTCGTCAATGATGATCGTATTAAAGTATCCGGAAGAAAACTGGTTCAGACGCTTCTCGCGCATCAGCGTCTGAACGGATCCGACCGTGATCCGGAACCAGCTCCCCAGACAGCTGTTCTCCGCTTTTTCCATGGCACACTGCAGTCCGGTCGACCTCGCGATCTTATCTGCAGCCTGTTCCAACAATTCTCCCCTGTGTGCCAGGATCAGGACCCTGTTCCCATTCCTGACACATTCCTCTGTCACTTTTGCAAAAACGATCGTCTTGCCGCAGCCGGTAGGAAGAACGAGCAGCGTGCGCTTTGTGCCGTTGCCCCACTGCTCGAAGATGGCCTCCCTTGCCTCCCGCTGATATGGTCTTAATTCCATTTTCGCTCCTCCTCAGATCAGAAGCGTCCCGCCTGGAAGCGGCTGCCGCCGGATTCCTTCTGATAGAACTGCTTGATCTTGTTGTTCTGGTATTCCTTTCCGTCTTTCTTGTATGTATCGATATACAAGCTCAAACGTCCAGTCGATCCCGGCACCTGATTCCAGTTCATACGGAGCGGCTCTCCCGGCTTCTTCTGTCCGATTGCGAGGAAGAACTCGGACAGCTTCCACTCCATCTTTGTATGAAGCAGCAATGTATGCTGCAGTGTGACATCTCCTTCCGAAGAACATACACGGATCTTCACGATCGCCTTGTTGCATGGCGGGATCTTCTCGCTGCCATTGTGACGTGCACGTTCATATGACTCTACCGTAAAATTGTAATCCCCTTCCGGCAGGAGGACAAAACTGTCCTCCTTACTGATCTCATCATCCCAGCTTAACTCTCTATCAAAATCTGTCATCATTCTTTACCTCCTGTTAATTAAATGGGATCTCTTCGTTCTCTCTGATCTCCCTGATAAATGCAAGCGCCTGATCCCAGACTGTTACAAGCCATTCAAAAAAGTCCGGATCATAATTCTCAAGCGGCGTATCCAATGGATAGAATCCCTTTGTATAAGCCATGTTCTGGATATCCCACACACCCACCTGATCTGCGGTCATCAGATCACGCAGTTTCTTGGGTACTGTCATCGGGATCTGATCTGCAAAAGCAGTATCTTCTGTCGCTGTCTGCTCTGCTGGCATCTCAACCGGCTTTGACGGTGCAGCCTTAGGTGTCTCTGCGGACTGCTTCGCTTGTACTTCCTTAATCGGTGCTTGAACATGCTGCTGCTCTGCCGGCTGTGATCCGGAACGGTTCTCAATGATATGTGCGATCTCCGCATAATCAAATGGCAGCTCTTCCGCCAGTCCGTACCGGTTCTTTGCGTCCCAGCACGGATGATGTGCGGTATACATGATACGCTTGCCGCCCTGAACCTTGTTCTTGCCCTTCTGGGCTCCCTGACCATCCACGTTATAGACCATAGTCTTATAGTTTGCAAAGAGCACCATATCTGCCCATTCCTTTACCAGCGGAGCTGTCTGCGAAGATGTCTTCTTTCCCAGCTTCATCTCCCAGCGATCGTACGCTCCCATCTCATCCGGCTGTTCAAACTTCTTCAGATGTGCATGGGCTGTCAGCACTACATGGATACCACAGCTCACGACATCCTCCAGCAGGTTCAGGAAACGTCCAAACTCTTCCTTCGCATAGACATAGCCATTTCCATAACCAAAATCTTCAATGCCGTTCTTTCCGGCCTTGCTGCAGATGTGTTCTACACACATCTGCTCTGCCCAGTCCGCAGTATCGATGACCAGCGTTCTGCAGATATCCGGATGTGCTTTCGCATACTTGATCTGCTCCAACAGCATCGTCCAGCTGCTGGCTTTTTCAAAACGCGCCACATCCATATCCTTTGTGCTGCCTTCCGTATCGATAAAGACCGGTTCCGGAAAACGTGCTGCAAACGTTGACTTTCCGATGCCCTCCGGTCCATAAATGACCACCTTTTTCGAACTGGGAACTTTTCCTCTGATAATCTTCATCAGAATACACCTGCCTTCCATGTCTTCTTACTTTCCATGACCGGATGTTCTTGTCCGACCACATATCCATCCTCAATGATGATGCTGCATTCATCTCCGGTACTCACTCTGGTAGCGATCGCCTGCAGCCCTTCCTGCTCCAGCCATTCACCAAACTCCTTCAGAGTATCCAGATCCATCTGTTCGAGCTTGTCCAGGAGTACAAAGCCACACTCCGGATTCAGCTTCCTTACAATCGCTGTTGCCACCTTCAGCTGATCAGAACCAGACATATTGTCCCATTTCTGATTCTTATACACCAGCTCTCCTTCCTTTACGGAAAGTTCCGGAAGCGGAAGGTATGCTGCGTCCAGCAGCTTCATCTTCTGGTCACGGGTCTGTGTGAGCTGCTCCGTCAGGGAATCATACTGTCTGCGGTATTCTGCAGCATCCTCATTGGCCTTCTCCTTATCCAGATTGGCACGGACCTTGCGGTTGATCTCTTCGATATTGGAAATGCTTGCTTCCAGCTCTGCCGTTGACTCATCCTGCAGATGTTCCGCTGATTTCTGTGCAATGCTCAGGTCACTCATGATCGCCAGATGTGTTTTCTTTGCCTCTTCAAGCTGTGCTGACAGGTTCTGTACCTTGCTGTACGCCATCTTTGCCTGTTCTTCCAGCCGCTTCACCTGTCTGCGCTTTTTCTGGTTCTCACCGTTCCTTGCGAGAATCTCCTGCTGTTCCCTGATCAGTTCCGTGATTGACAC